GTTCAGAAAACGCTGTAGAAGGCGAAGCAATTGAAAGAGCAATTTAATCGGAGATAATATGCCAGTAATTACTAGCAAAAACAGAGCAGAATGGATGGAAGCGGAAATGGCTAGAAGGTCAGGAAAGCCAGTACCAAAACCATCTAATATGTATGAAGAAATGAGTAAAAATGAATTAAAACAGCATCAAGAATTGTTAAATAAAGCAATTAGTAGAGAAAAATCGGAAAAAGAATAATTGACAGTTATTTTTTATTAGTATAATTTGATGTATAACTTTGGAGCTTGAGGAAATCATGGCTGAAGTAAAAGAAGCAAGTAATGTAGTAACAAGTGAAAACGCAGCAGAATACTATGCAGAAAGATTAGGTTTAGCGGATAACCAAGAATCTGAGGCTGTTGTTGAGGAAACTCCAGCAGAGCCAGAAATCGAGGAATCTTCGAGTGAACCAATAGCAGAGGAAGAAGCTAAAGTAGATGCACCAAAAGACAAAGTTGAGAAACGATTTTCTAAGGTAACAAAGCGAGCCGAACAAGCTGAAGCTCGTGCTAGTGAATTAGAAGGTCGATTAAGAGAATTAGAAGCAAAGGCAAATCCGCAGCCAATAGCTCAAATAGCTGAGGTTACAGACAAGCCACAAGCTGGTCAGTTTAATGATGCTTTTGAATATGCAGAAGCATTAGCAGAATGGTCAGCCGAAAAGGCATTATCAGACAGAGATAGAGCAGATGCACAGCGCAGGGCTGAAGTAGAAAGAGAAGTTGTTGTAAAGGCTTGGAATGATAAGGTCGTAAAAGCTAAAGCAGGAATGCCTGACTTTGACGACATTGTAAGCAGTAGCACCACAGTTGTAAGTGATGCTATTCGTGATGCAATCTTAGAATCCGATGTCGGTCCACAAATTCTTTATCATTTAGCCGCAGACGATGAATATGCTACTAAACTGACTCAAATGCCAGCTATTAAGGCTCTTAAAGAAATTGGTCGATTGGAAGCCAAGTTTGAGGAAGCTCCTCAAGTGGAAGCTAAAACAGCTACTAGAAGTAAAGCACCAGCGCCTATTAGTCCTTTGAAAGGCGGCAAAGCAGGAGCAGATGTTCTCATAGACACCAATGGTGAATTCTATGGTTCATATGCACAATGGAAAGCCGCCAGATTAGCTAAAAAGATACGCTGATAAACCTAATTTTTTTGGAGAATTATCGTGGCAAATACCTTACTTACCATTAGTAAAATTACTAATGAAGCACTCATGGTGCTAGAAAATGAATTGACTTTTTCGAGTCAAGTTGACCGTAACTATGATGACCAGTTTGCTGTAGTTGGTGCAAAGATTGGCGCAACTGTAAACGTACGTAGACCTGGCCGTTTCATAGGCACCACAGGACCTGCTTTAAATGTGGAAGACCTAAATGAGACCTCAGTACCAGTTACCCTCTCGACCCAATTTCACGTAGATACGCAGTTCACCACGCAGGACTTGGCTCTTTCTTTAGATATGTTCTCTGACCGTATTCTGAAGCCAGCAGTAGCTGCTATTGCTAACAAAATCGACTTTGATGGTACGACAACTGCCGCATTACAAACTGCTAACATCGTTGGCACAGCAGGAACTCCTCCAACTGGCTTGATTACTTATTTGCAAGCACAAGCATATCTTGACTCAGAAGGCGCACCTCGTGATGGCCGCAGAGCTTGTATTGTTGAGCCATTTACTTCAGCTACTATTGTTGACAGCTTAAAAGGCTTATTTGTTCCTACTGCTCAGATTTCGAGCCAGTATACAAAAGGCTTAATGGGTCGCGATAGCTCAGGTATGGATTGGAAATTAGACCAAAATATCGTTTCACAGACTTTTGGTAACTTTTCTGCCTCTACCGTTACTGCTTCAGTAGCTACTACAACTGCAACTGGTTTCTTAACTTCAGGTTGGGCTTCTACTAGCACCATTACTTTAACTGCTGCTAATACTGGCACAATTAATTTAAATGCTGGTGACACCTTTACGATTGCTGGCGTTTATGCAACTAACCCACAAAATCGTCAACCCTACGGCACAAACAAATTGCGTTCATTCGTAGTTAAATCTGCTGTATCAGTAGCTTCAGGTTCAAGCGTTTCGGTAACTGTTTCTCCTGCTGTTATTTCAGGCGGCCAGTTCCAGAATGTATCGATTCCTACTACTAGCGCAACTGCGGCTGTAGCGTTCTTTGCAAGCCAATACAATGCAAGCGGCAATGGCGTTGTAAGCCCACAAAATATCGTTATGCACCGTAATGCTTTCACTTTAGCAATGGCTGACTTAGAGTTGCCAGAAGGCGTTCACTTTGCAGGTCGTGCAAGCGACAAGGAAATTGGTCTTAGCATGAGAGTGGTTAGGCAGTATACAATTAACAATGATTCCATTCCTACTCGTGTTGATGTGCTTTATGGTTGGGCTCCTTTGTATCAAGAACTCGCTTGCCGAGTTGCTGCTTAATTAACTTAATATAAAAGGAAAACTATCATGGCAAATCCAGGACCAGCAGTAACTACCTCGGCTCATCCGAGTAATGTAACAACCAATCAAGCATTGCGTGTATTGGGTATTCTAAAAGGCGTTAATGTTAATGCGGCAAGCGGAAGTTTCTTTCCATTACCCATTATCAATAGCTCGCAGTATCAACCAACCCTGTTAATTGTTGCTAATTCCAACAATGCAGGTGCGGCTACTGGTACTTTAACGAGTTTAGTCTTAGGAATTACCACTACTGGTAATGGCACTCCAACTTCATTGTTTGGTGCTATTACAGCTTCTCAACTAGCAACTGTTGCTGGCGTAAGCCAAGTAGCAGCTAGTGCAGTAGTTACTTCTTATACGCAACAAAATCTGTTTGTAAATATTGCAACTACTACTGCTGTAACAGGCACAGTTGATGTATATGTTTACGGTTACGATTTTAGCTAAAAGCGACTGTTATAAAGAAAAAGGGCATACTCAAAAGGTGTGCCTTTTTTTCTTAATTAATCTATACTAAATTACCTTATTTAAAGGAAAAAATTATGCCATCTACCACTATTGCTCGTGGAAATTCGCTTTCCACCTTTTACATTGCACCTTCAATTACTCCAGCAGCCGTTTTAACTGCAATTACTGCAACTCAAACTTTTAATGTTGCTGGTTTACAAACTACCGACATTATTAAAGTTCTTGGATACAATGGCGCACAAACGCTTGGAATCCTTATTGGTGAAGCTGATTGTTTTAATGCTGGCGTATTGTCAATCCAGTTTGGAAATGTTACTGGTGGAACTTTAACTCCTGCGGCTGGTGTTTACACCATTCAAATCGTTAGAGCAGATGGTCCTTTGCCTGTTACTGCTGTTTAAGGAGCTTAAAAATGGCTTATGATTCAGCTTTTTCCCCTTTTGGGGCTACTTATTTAGTTGGAACATCGGCTGTTCAAGCTAAAACCAACAACAATATTTACCCTACTGCTTATCGAATAATGAACTTAACTTCGTCTATTGTTCGTGTAGGTTGGGCTCCTCAAGAGCCTAATGATGCGACTGTAACGCCTGTTGCTACTACTCCTACTGCGGCTGGTATTGCTAATGTATTGTCTATTCCTGCTTTAGGTGTAGCTGTATTTAGCGGAATTCCACCGAATGCTTGGTTTATATCTAGTGCATCAGCAAGTCTTGAAATCACTCCAGGTGAAGGAAAACTCTAATGGCCACTAATCAAGTAGCAAGCACCGTAACTGTTCAAAATGTTCCTGTTCAAGCTCAATTTAATGATGCTGGTGTTTGTTTAGGATTAGTTGGACCTGCTGGAGTTTTTTTTAGTCCTCCACTAACAAATGACACAATTAATGGCGCAACTATTAATTCGTCAACTGTTGGTTTAACAACTCCTGCGGCTGTTACAGGAACAAATATTTACGCTACAACTCAAATTGGTTATACAGCTAGTGCATTTTCAACAGTAACTCAAGCAACTAATAAAGCAACTGGAGTAACAATTAATACTCCAGCAGGCGCAATTACGACTGCAAATGCTCAATTAGCGCCAGCCGCTAGTGTTGCATTTGTTGTTACTTGCTCTGCTGTTAGCGCTAATGACAGCGTAATTATTAATATTGCCTCTGGTGGTACTGCATTTGCTTATTTAGTAGGCATAGCTAGTATTGCTAATGGGTCTTTTACAGTTAATTTAAAAAATGTATCGAATAATGCTTATACGGAAGTTTTAGTTATTAATTACGCCATTATTCATGTTGTTTCCTAAAGGATTTATATGACCAGTCCAGCTAATTCTACTGTTCAAAATTTACTGCCTGTTCAGGCTTATTTTGATGTAAATGGAAACTTTCAGACTTTTATAGGACAAGGCGTTCCTTTTACTGTAGGTGGAGTAACAAGTCTAGGCATTAATGATGTAACTACTTCTAGCACTTTTTACCCTGCTTTTAGTCCTGTAAGCTCAGGGAACACATCTTTTTTAAATGTAACTTCTACAAAATTAACCTTTAATCCTGGAACTGGTGCTTTAGCTGCAACAACTTTTATAGGCGCATTATCAGGCACAGCTTCTTTAGCAACATCTTTAGCTAATGGCGCTGCTAGCCAAATACCTTATCAAAGCGGAGCAGGAACAACTGCTTTCTTGGCTAATGGAACTACAGGTCAGGTTTTAACCAGTAATGGCGCTTCTGCCCCATCTTGGTCAACTCCTTCTACTGGTTTAGCAATAACAGACGATACGACAACTAATGCTAGTCGTTATTTAACCTTTACAAGCGCTACAAGCGGCTCAATTACAACAGCTAATACTAGCTCTACTAAACTTAGTTATAACCCATCTACAGGCGCTTTAAGCCTTGTTTCTGCTGGTTTTACTGGTGGTATTACTCTAGGAACTGCGCTTACAGTAGCAAATGGCGGTACTGGCGCAACAACGCTTACAGGAATTATTAAAGGTAGCGGAACATCTGCTTTAAGTGCAGCTACGGCTGGCACAGATTATGTAGCGCCTACTGTAGCAACTACTTTTACAGCTACTCAGACTTTTAATGGAACTACAGCAACAGCAGCAATTCTAGTTCCCAATATTGATGAAATTGCTACTGTATCGGCAACTGCCGCAACAGGAACAATTAATTACGACATTACTACTCAATCAGTCCTTTACTATACGACTAGCGCAAGTGGTAATTTTACAGTTAATTTTAGAGCTTCAAGTGGCACTTCTTTAAATACTTTAATGGCTACAGGAAACAATATTTCTGTATCTTTCTTAGTAACAAATGGCTCAACAGCTTATTACAACTCCGCAGTCACAATAGACGGAAACTCAGTAAGTCCTAAATGGCAAGGTGGCACAGCCCCAACCTCAGGAAATGCAAGCTCTGTTGATGTTTACAACTATGTAATTATAAAAACAGGTTCTGCCGCATTTACAGTATTAGCCAGCCAAACGAAATTCGCATAAATGCCACGCTTATCTAAAATTGGTGCAGCCTGTTTATCTGCCTTTGGATTTAGCTCAGGCGCTGCTGCTGTTATTGCTAGTTATTTAGTTGTCGCTGGTGGGGGAGCAGGTGGAGATTCTCCTACAGGATTATCAGGCGGTGGTGGTGGTGGAGCTGGAGGTTTATTAACTGGCACAACTTCTTTAGCTGTAGGAACTTCATATACTATTGTTGTTGGTGCTGGTGGCGCGGGTGT